CCAGAGAGATATACGATTATATCCGTTCTAAGGGTATTGATCACGTTCATGCCGCTGGTATCGTCAACAATATGAAATATGAGTCCAACTTTAACTCTGGTGCTATCGGTGACGGTGGTACCTCTGGTGGTCTATTTCAGCACCATGCTTCTCGTTTCTCGGCTATGAAGCAATATGTTGGTGAAGGTTGGCAAACAAACTGGAAGAAGCAGATTGACTTTGCTATGACAGAAGGTGATATGAAAACATATCTATCACGTAACTTCGCCAATCCTTCTGACGCTTCTATCGGATTCACCAAAGACTTTGAACGACCAGCCAATACAGAAACCACAGCTATGTATAGATCACATACGGCTGGTGGTTATTCTGACGCTATGATGGGCAAAGCTGGTGAGCCAAGTGGTGGTCAAACACCAGGTGGAAACTATGAAATGAATGCCAATGGCTTCGTAGTTCCTAAAGACAAGTCACTATACGATTCCAAGAACGATGAACAGTGCGCCACTCTATCTAAGGGAATTAATCCTGACCTTGGTAGAACAGGAGGATGGACGATTGTAGAGGGTCCGATTAAGCCTGGTGTGGTAGTAGCTACCACTCGTTACAACCTACCTGGTGGCGATAGGATGGGCGCTGGATACCACACTGGTGTTGCTATGACGGCACCAGACGAGTCAGGTAATTTCCTATTGCTAGAGCAGTTTAAAGGACAGAAGCCTCGTGTCCGTCAAGTCAATAAGGACGAATATAGCGGCGGCGCCATGGGCGGATCAGTTAAGTTCGGATTGGTTCAGTCTAACGGCAGAATACATGATGAACAGTCAAAAGAAGCCTTACAGATGGGTGCTAATCTAGTTGACGATGAACAGAAAAAGAGAATTATGAGCAACATTGAGGCTCTTGATAAAGGTGGCACTCAAGGCGGCGCAGGCACTGGTACTGGTTCTGTAGAGTTTAAGAAAGATGAAACAAGCCAGAACCAAAATAACTTTGAACAGCAGCAAGCCACAAGATATGCCTCAACCGCACAGATATCAGATGTGGTAAAGACGCACACTGGCCAGATCGGTGAGATTATGGGCTTTATCAGTATGATCACTGGTCGAGGCGAAGGTCTTGGTGGTGAAGAATTGGGTTCAGCATCTAGACCATATGAGTCAGGTGCCCGTGGTGTTCATACTATTTCATCTGGTAAGGGTGATAAAGGTGGTGTATCATACGGCGAACACCAGCTATCAACCAAAACAGGTATGATGTCTGCCTATCTTAAGTCAGAAGAAGGAAAGCAATTCGCTCATCATTTCCAAGGCATGAGACCAGGAAGCAGACCATTCAATGAGGCATATAAGAGAGTTGCGGTAAGTGACCCAGAGGCCTTTGCCAAGTCACAACATGAATACATTAAGAAAACACTCTATGATCCACTAGAGCAACATGCCAAGAAACTAGGATTTAATACAGAACATCCTGCTATGAAAGAAGCCTTGTTTAGTATGGGTGTTCAGCATGGTGGTGCCAAGAGAATTGTATCAAAGGTCAAAAGCGCCGCTGGTTCAGCCATCGAGGATCAGATCAATGCTCTGTATAATGCTAGAGAGAAGTATACCAAGCATAAGTTCTCGGAGCGTTATTCGCAGGAAAAGAAGGATGTTTTGGCACTAGCTAAACCAGCACCTAAGATCGAAACAGCACCACCAAAGGAATCAATGACTGCTAAGATCACCAAGCCATTTAGAGACTTGCTCGGTCCTGAACCTGCACAAGCCAAGCCAATAACAGAAGGTGAGAATACCACACAGGTATTTGATAGAATGAGAAAGCTAAAGTCACCTACTGCTAATGTGCCTGTAGATAAAAGTTCGGTTGATTTTGCACCATCTATTATGGATGAAAACTATATCAAAAAGCTAGAAATGTCACCAGCTAAACCTGATAGACAAAGCATGTCACCAGTTGAGAAGCAGCAAAGTCCTATTACTATGAATCCAATGGAGAATAGACCAGCACATATGCAGCCAACACCTTCGCTGGCTCGTGCTATGGATAATACTAGAGGTATTGTCAGCAGTAACTATACATCATTGACCAATACAAAACTAGGATAAAAAAAGAGGGGCAAAATGCCCCTCATAAAACCACTATTAGTTTTTCGTTCTATTAGTCGTCTAAGTCAGCCAGTTCTCGGAACATGGCCAAATCTTCATCTTCTTCCTCTACTACCGGAGCCTTCTTAGCAACTGGCTTAGACTCGGTGAATGGAACATCTTCCTCATCCTCGACAACTACCTTCTTAGCGGCAGGTGCTGGACGAGAAGAAGCAATACCCATAACATCATCAAAGCGGCGCTTTAGTTCATCATAGGTCTTGAAGTTCTTTGGATCGATAATCTCTGATAGAGAATACTCTGACTTCCAAATCTGCTCCATTTCAGCATCGTCCTTTGTTAGAGGACCTGGTGCCAAGAATGTTGACTCATCATAGTTGGGGAAGCCACTCTGACGGGTCATCTTTAGCTTGAAGTTCGCACCACTCCAAAGGCAGTAAGGATTGATAGCTTCCTCGGACTCAAGGTCTGGGTTCATCATCTTTGTTAGCTTGTCAAAGATTTTCTTACCATACTTGAATAGGAAGACCTTACCTTCATTCTGAGGATTCTTAGGGTCACTCACAACATAGATGTTAGAAACATAATGCAAGCGGCGCTTCTGTTCACGGGCCTGCTTACGCTCTGGTGAGTTATCATCAGAGTTAGAGTTCCATAGCATAGAGTTATATTCAGAGACAGGATCTTTAACACCCTGACCGAGGGTAGTCAATGACTTCTCAATGTACCACTTACCAGTCATCTTGTTCTGAAAACCATGGTCCCAATACTGAACCCATGGTAGTGCATCGTCACCGTCCACAGCGGCACCTGGTAGAAAGCGAATGACAGCTAATGCGTTACCAGCCTTATCAGGTGTTGGCTTCCAATAGTTGTCGGTGTTATCGGCATTCTCGTAGGTTGGCTTATTGACTTCCTCAACCTTCTTAAGTAGCTTGGTGAAGTCCTTGGACTGTTTCTTGAGGTTTGCAAAATTCATTATATTTCTCCGTATGTTCGATGTATGTTCGTATTATCCACAGTATCATAATGTAAGGTCGTAGTATAACAGGGGTTTTCACCCCTGTCAAGTGGTTCTTGGTAACTTTTCAGAGATATCAAGACCAAGGGTAATATGAACTACCTTACCCTTTTTAATTTCATAGTCATTATGGTTCATCCATAGGCGATAGATGTATTCTGACGCCTGGGCAGGCGCATGTTCCTTGATGATGATTTCCATTGAATCAATTAGATCGTCTCTTGTCATACCTTTCTCCTTCTAAAAGATAGAAACCTCACAGGGAAAACCATTGCGAGAGTGTTCTTACCTATTTAGTCACCATTCTACCGCAGGATCATTCAAATCTTCCCATTCCCATTTGCCGATAGAGTCCTTATTGGTCTGCTCCACGGCTGAACACTCAAATCTTATCTCTGGCATGGTCTTTTCACCCCATGTCCGACGAGGGTTAGCACACATATAGCAGCGAGGATTGCCGCAGTCCATGGCGTGCATCTTATGTAGGCGGTGCTTGTTATTGTCGTTATAGTAACCGTGGTGATTACTCTTGGCAATATCAAACTGCCGCTCTATATGACGGTCTTTCTGCTGGAATCTCTTTTGTCTCTTTTCTTTGCTCATTCACGATACCTTTCAGTATGTCTTTCATCTTCACTTTATCATACTTTAGGAATGGTCTATACTTACTTATCTTTCGAGAAATTTTAGGCCATATGGAATCATCGTAGTATATCTTATCATACTTGCTGGTGAAACCAAGCAGGTCGTCCAGTATCACCATCGTCTCTATCGATACGACACCACGCAGGAATAGAGTAATAAGGTCAGGATACCGATCCTTACTGGCAGAGAACGACCGTTTAATATCAGTCTGATTGAAAATTCTGTCCATGTCATTGGTACAGACATATGATAAAGCCTGTCTCCGTCTTTTATAAGCAGTATAGACCTCGTCGGCTTCTTCATCTATGAACTCCAGTATGTAGTGCTTGTCTTGTAGAAGGTTGGCTATGAATAGGTCTCTCAACTCTTTGGCATCATAATCTCTGGCCACCTTCTCAAAGAAAGCCCTGTCGGTTCTTCTGTTATATGAATCCTTATTGGCACGTAGCTTGCCACACATAACAAAGAAGTCATAGTTATCTTTGGTAAAGTGTGTTCGCAAGGCCAAGAATAACATATACGCACCGTAACCGGAGAGATGCTTCATTTTGTCTTTGCAAGATATTCATCGTAGAAAGCATC